AGTATTATCTAACGGAGATAAGGTAAGAAAAGTATCTTTAGGTATTTCTTCTCAAGTTGGATTTGATAAAGATTTATTGAAATTCAAAGGAGCCGATTCAAGCGGTGATTCGTTTGGATTCCATTTGTCATCAAACGCATCTTCAATCGTAACTACTGGTTCAACTAAGGTTTATAAAACAACACCATATAATTTAGAAGGTACAGATAAAGGATTGTTAGAAAATATTGCATATCGTAAATTTACATTCGCAGTATATGGTGGTAGAGATGGTTGGGATATCTATAGAGACGTTAGAACTAATGGAGATGGTTACATTTTCGGTAAGAGTACATACGTAAGTGGTCATACAACTAATAATGGTGTATTCAGTAGTACAGTTGGAAACTCTGACTATTACGCTTACTTAGATGGTATTAATACTTTCGCAAACCCTGAAGCGGTTGATATCAACGTATTTGCAACACCAGGTATTAACTTCTACGATCACAGTTCATTAACCATTCAAGCAATTGATATGGTTGAGAATGAGAGAGCGGATTCACTTTATGTTATTGGTTCACCTAACGTATCTACCGTTGAAGATGTGATTGGTAATCTTGATACAGTTGATTTAGACACAAACTACTCAGCAACATATTGGCCTTGGATTCAAGTAAGAGATACAGATAACGCAACTCAATTATACATCCCACCAACAGGTGAGGTTGTTAAAAACATAGCTTTAACTGATAATGTGTCTTACCCTTGGTTCGCAGTCGCTGGTTATTCAAGAGGTTTAGTAAATGCAATCAAAGCGTCTAAGAAATTAACTTTAGATGAGAGAGACGACCTATATGCTAACAGAATTAACCCAATTGCAACATTCTCTGACACTGGTACAATAATTTGGGGTAACAAAACTCTTCAAGTTAGAGAATCAGCTTTAGATAGAATCAACGTAAGAAGATTATTATTAAGAGCAAGAAAATTAATATCTGCCGTAGCGGTTAGATTATTGTTCGAGCAAAACGATGAACAAGTTAGAAACGAATTCTTAAGATTGGTTAACCCAATTCTTGAGTCAATTAAAAAGGAAAGAGGTTTATATGAATTCCGTGTAACGGTTTCAAATGACCCAGAGGATATCGATGCTAACACATTGAGAGGTAAGATTTACGTTAAACCTACTCGTTCTCTTGAATTTATTGATTTAGAATTCATAATTACCCCAACAGGGGCTTCATTTGAGAATATCTAATCTAAAAGGAGATATAAAACAGAAAGGGGTTCCGTAAATGGAACCCCTTTTTTATTAAAAATGCATATGTTCCACAAGGAACCATTTTTTATAACAATTATATTTTTTTATTTATATTAGTACTGTAGAAGTGTATATTCTAGTATTTATTAATAATATTTTATTAATTGAGTAATTTATTCTAGAGCTTTTTATAGTGGTGTTGTAAAAAACTACGAAAAATAATTGACATAATCAAGCCCAAGACAATAATAAACCAAAAAAAGATTATTTTCCATTTGGCTTATATTTATATGAAAGATAAACTAAAAACTTAACAAATACAAAATGGCAGATTTACTAATGAAAATGCCGGTTCCTTACGAACCGAAAAGAGTTAACCGATTCATTGTTCGATTCCCTTCATCATTGGGTATCAACGAATGGTATGTTACTTCAGCTAAAAGACCAAGTGCTAAAATTAACTCGGTTGAGATTCCTTTCTTAAACACCTCAACTTACGTTGCGGGTAGATTTACTTGGGAAGCTCTTCAAGTTACTTTTAAAGACCCAATCGGTCCTTCGGCATCACAAGCTTTAATGGAATGGTTCCGTTTACACGCAGAATCAGTAACAGGTAGAATGGGATATGCTGCAGGATATAAAAAAGATATTGAACTTGAAATGTTAGACCCAACAGGAGTTGTGGTTGAAAAGTGGATTCTTCAAGGTACGTTCATCACCGACTTAAACTTTGGTGATTTGGACTACAACAACGATGCAATCGCAACAATTCAATGTACATTAAGAATGGATAGATGTATTCAAGTATACTAATACCATTTTCTACATAATAATATTAAACCAACAACCGAATTAGTAAATCTGTCTAACGAGTTGTTGGTTTTTTATTTTAAAACTTTACTTTCACATAGTTATTAAGTAAATTAACACTATGGAACAATTTGCAATAGACCCAACAATCGCATACGACGTAGTTGAACTTCCTTCTAAGGGTATTCATTACGTAAATAAGAAAAAATCAGTTCGAGTGGCTTACTTAACCGCCGCTGATGAAAATATTTTATCCGCTCAAAACTTACTTAAAACCAATACGGTAATTGAGGAGTTATTAAAAAGAAAAATATTAGATAAAGACCTACAAATAGATGAATTAGCGGATGAAGATAGAAGTGCAATTCTTATATTTTTAAGAAACACATCTTTTGGTCCAGAGTATACATATTATTTACGAGATCCAAAAACAGATGAGGAATTCACAGCAGTTGTAGATTTAAGTGAAATAACATTTAAAGATTTTACATTAACTCCAGATGAAATGGGAGAATTTAAATTCCATTTCCCAAAATCAAATGTCGACATTACTTTTAAATTTTTAACTAAAAAACAACTTAAAGAAATTGAAAAAATTGAAGAGAGTTGGAATGGTATTGGTGTTGCACCAATTGTTACCAAACAGTTAGAGATGATGATTAAATCTATTGCTGGAAATAGAGACCTGATGAACATTCACAATTTTGTTGAACAGATGCCAATCAAAGATTCCCAAGATTTCAGAAAATTCGTAAAAGAACATAAACCAAATTTAGATTTAGTAAAATCAGTAACCGCCCCGTCAGGAGAACTTGTCAATGTAGAAATTGGCTTTGGGGTGGAGTTTTTTCGCCCTTTCTACGGAATATAAGAAGGGACAATTAGACGAGATTTTATTCTTGGTTAAAAGAGGGTTCTCCTATGGAGATGTTATGTCTATGCCAATATACATAAGGAGGTACTATATCAATTATTTAATTGAATTAGAAACCACAACTTAATCTATTTATATGTATGGCAAATATTGATTGGGAAAAGGCCGGTAAAGAAGCGAGTAGGTTGAAATACAACTCAACTCAAGCCGATGCATACGCACTTGGGTTAGATAAAAATATATCCGATAAAGATAAACAAACATTTTTACGTGGTTATATTGGTTCTGGTAAAGGATCATCAGATTTAAACAGTGGTGGTTCAAATAGTACAGGAGGTAAAATAGCTGGAGCCGTTGGTGGAATACAAGACTTTAGTCGTAAGTTAACTATGGGTAGTGATACCGATATTACCGATTTAAAAACTTTCTTAGGTGCGGGAGTAGAAACATTAGAACAATATTTTGGTAAAAATGGTGGAATCATTGACGGAACATCCGCCTTAATTAAAAATTTAGCAGGAGCGGCTATGACTGGAGCTCAAGATATTTTAACAAAGGAAGTAGGTCTTAGAGCTCAAATCAACTCTCAATTAGGGGTTGCTGGTGATTTATCAAAAAATTATAGAGAACAAATAGTTGATGCATTACCTGGGGTAGTTTCAATGGGTTATGGGTTTGAACACGTAAGTGATTTAATGGTCGGACTTGCCGAAAAAACAGGAAAATTTACCACATTAAACGCAACAGTAGTTGCTGAAACTGCAAAAACATCAAGAGCTTTTGTTGGTGATTTATCAGATATGGCTGAAGTGTTCTCAACATTCTCAGATGTGGGTATAGGTGCGGAACAAACAGTAAAGGCAATTAACGAAGCTGGCACTAAATCAATTTCATTAGGATTAAACGGTAAAAAAACCGTATCCGATATGAGAGAAAATATTGGTAAATTAAATGAGTTTGGTTTTCAAAACGGAGTTAAAGGTCTTGAAAGAATGGTTCAAAGAGCAACTGAATTTAAAATAAAAATGTCAGATGTGTTTAGTATTGCGGAAAAAGTAATGGACCCAGAAGGAGCAATTGCATTATCAGCAAATTTACAAGTTTTAGGTGGTGCGATTGGTGATTTTGGTGACCCATTAAAGATGATGTATGATGCAACAAACAATGTTGAAGGATTACAAGACGCATTAATTGGTGCTGCTGGTTCATTAGCAACATATAACGATTCACAAGGTAGATTTGAAATTACTGGTGTTAATTTAAGAAGAGCACGAGCAATGGCTCAAGAATTAGGTATGTCATTAGGAGATTTAACCAAAGGGGCAGTTGCCGCGGCGGAAAGAACATCTGCAGCAACAGCGTTAATGGCTAACGGTTTAAAATTAGACGAAAAACAAACAGAATTTATCACTAACCTTGCAAGAATGAAGGATGGAGTAATGAGTATAGATGTATCTTCAATATCAAAAGAATTTGGTGGAGCAACATCAGTTGCGTTAGATCAGTTAACAAATGAACAAGTTAAAATATTAAACGATAACCAAAAGAAGTTAGAAGGAATGAGTATTGAGGAAGTTGCAAGAGACCAATTTACCGAAACTCAAAATTTGGTTTTAAAGACAAATGAAATACTAACAATATTAAAAGTTCAATTTGCTAAAAGTATAGGTAGACCAGCGGGAGAAAGTGCGGATGTTCTTATAAAAGAAGCTAACAAGTACCTACAAGGTGCAACTAAAGGTGAAAAAGGAAATAAGGCGGGAGAATTAATTTCAACACTTCAAACTAAAGAAGGATTGGCTGGGATTGTAAAATCGAGTGCGGAGAGTAAAAAACAAGAAGCATTAAAAGTCGATAACAAAACAAAAGAAACACCAAAAGAAGATAAGTCCACTAATACCGATAAACCAATGACCGCGGCAGAATATAAACAGATTGAGGATAGTAAAAAATATGATAAGAATCAACAAATTATAATCAATAACGAATTACAACCTTTGAACCCGAACGACTATCTATCTCTCAAAATTTAATATTTCATATAAACCTCTATTTATTAGAAAAGCGATATAATGCCAAGTTACTTAGATTTTGATTCTACAAAAAGATTTAGAGATTACATCTTAAGTAAAACGTTGAATAAACCTAACGGTCCTCAAACGTTTACTCAAAATTCGTATACTATACAAACTCTAAGTGAAATGGCGAACTTAGATTTACCTGAAGTTGATAACAATAGACCAACAGACCTATTACAGACTCAAAATACGAACATATTTAAACCGTTGGAGTACTTTGTTACCGAAACGTTAGACACCCTTCCAAGACGAGCAAATTTACAATTATACCCATACTTTAACTCAGGTAACTATAACTTTATTAGTATTATGTCTACGGACAATTATGATACTGAATCAGAGTTAATGAAGTTTGCTGCGTTGAATATGAGACGGAACCAAAACGGTCCAGTTTTCTCAAGAATTAATAGAAACATTGAGGCGGCAACAAACGGTAGATTAAGAATTTTAGACGCTTTAAATGGTAATACAGCAACTGCAATTAATTTAATTACAGGTAGAGAACAGTTAGTTGAATATAATAATAAGATTACGGTTGCTAAAACCCTTCCAGGTAAAGCAATCGATTTTTTACAAACAGTTGCGGGGGTTGAATTTCCTTGGTCTGAAATACCAGGAGATTATTTAAGTAATCCAAGAAACCCAATTAATGTTAGACCACAAGCTAAAACTGAATTAGGTAAAGTCTATCAAGACATTACTGGAGCTTTAGGTTCATTAATAGGAATACAAAGAAGACCAAAATTAGATAGAAAACCATCAGATTTGATGATTGAATATTTGGGAGAAGGTCAAAAGAATGCATTATATGATAATTTATCATATTCAAAATATGCACCTAACTACACAACAACCGCAAGATCACAAAATTCATCAAAAATATTCAATTTTGTTGATACCGTTGCTCAAGGTATTAAAAACATATTAGGTGTTGAAGCACCAAGAGGTACCGCTTACATTGGTGATGATAGAGGAAACGATGTCAAATATGCAATGGGAGATTTTAACGACAGACAAGTTAGAAGTAGTTATTATTTGGGTTTAATGTTTGACCCAGTACAAGCCGAATTATTTCAGAGAGATAAAAACATATCACAAGGAGGCACAATTACAGGTAATTTAACTTGGATTGGTAAAAATTCTAGAAACAAAATTGGTGCCAATAATAAAGAATGGGATAGTGAACAATCAACCTATTCAAATTCTCTATCTACTAATTATGAATTTAGAGAAGATTCCATTTTAGGTTATACTCAAGAAATTTTAGATACATTACCGGTAAACGGAGCGTCATCAAGATCTCACGTTGCAAACGTGATTGACCAAACAAGTCGATTCTTTAAAGAGGGTGATGTTATGATGTCAAGAGGTTCTGCGGTAAAATATATTAAGAATAATTCTGGTGAAGAAAGTGGAATTGAATTTTGTAGAGTTTGGACAAAAGATAGGTCATATATGAATTACTCGGATACTATGAAAAGAACGGGTAATATCAGAAAATATGATGATAGTGTAATGTCTACACCTTGGAATTTAAACATAGCGCCAATGTCAAATGGTAAAAAATCATTTGACCAATCTACAAATATTTCTGACAAATATCCATTTGGACCCGATGCTGAAGGTAAGTCGTTTTATGCTAAGAAATATATGTTTTCAATTGAAAACTTAGCTTGGAAATCTTCAACATTACCTGGATTTACAGTTTTAGATTTACCATATTGTGAAAGAGGTCCAAATGGTGGTCGTGTTATGTGGTTTCCACCGTATGATTTAAAAGTATCAGAACAAAATAGTGCTAAATGGGAAGAAAATAGTTTCCTAGGAAGACCCGAACCAATTTACACCTACCAAAATACGTCAAGAAGTGGTCAAATATCATTTAAAGTTGTTGTTGATCACCCAAGTGTATTAAATCTATTAGTTAGAGAACATTTTGAAGGAATGTCAGATGAAGATTCTGACAACTACATTAATGCATTTTTTGCTGGTTGCGAAGAAATTGATTTTTATGATTTAATTAAAAGGTATACGACGATTACCGCTGATGATGCTAAAAAAATTAAAGAATATCTTGAAGGAGGATCTGACCCTGAAACAATTAAAAAATATAGAGTTGAGTCCGACTCAATCCCAACCAACAAACCAGATGTTCAACCAACCAAAAATGAAGGTGTTAAATTAACAACTTCATTATTATTTGCGAATGATAGACCAAGCGGATCTGGTGAATATATTTCATCGTTAGACTATACTGGACTATACGGCGAATCAATAGGACAATCGGGTAATGCTTATAATATAAAAGCAAAGGCTGAATTAGAGGAAACTTTAAATACATTATTACCTTTAGCATTTAGTGGGACAAATCAAGCCGCAGACAACGCAAGAAAAGATATTAAAACATTAATTGGAACTCCAGATGGTAAAATAGACCCTTCACTTCACGCGGCAAAAATTACGGAACAAAAAGATTTATTACAAAAACAAATAGATAAAGGTGTTACAAATTATAATGAATATAAAACAAAAATTGCAACACTAAAAGAAGATATAACAAAGGGTAATGTACAAGAAATTACTATTACGGCTTTATCATCTTGTTCTGCGGTTGCTGATGATACGTATAATTATAAATTATCAATAAGAAGAAGTCATAGTATTTTTAAAGATA